GCTGTATCTGACGGCCGGAGACGATGCGCCGCAGCAGCAGAGCTTTCGCATCCCATTCTCCCAGATCCTTGACATAGCGAACGGAAAAGCGGAGCTTTCCACCGTAAAGCGGCTGCGGCATTTAATGGCATCCAAATGCTGCTAAATACTGTAATATCGTAGAAAATAATAAGAAATAGGAGTGGTAAAAAGTAGGTAACGGGAATCCGTTCCTACACCACTCCTACATTATTTTTTATTGACTATTTTATTTTTTCGATTTCTGCTTTGAGCCAGGCGTAATCGCGGTCTGTATAAACACGTTCGGTTAAATCCGTTATTGTATGGCCGACGATCCGCTTTATAGCATATTCATCCACATTATTCTTTTTTGCCAAGGTTACAAAGGTTTTTCTTGCGTCATGCGGCCGGTGGGCTGGATTTAACCCATATTTTTCCATGGTTTTACGAAATCGTTCTAAATAATAATGATATCCGCCATTAAACAACCGGTCATTGAACTCATCAAACCCCGACAAGACTAATGGGCTGATCAATGGGTGGATAGGAACAATTCGATTCTTACCGCTTGCGGTTTTACTTCCTCCCTTGAAGCTTTGTTGTTCAGAGTTAATGCTATCAAGCCTAAGATTTAAAAACTCACTCGGACGCCAGCCGGAGTAGCATTGAATTAGAATCGCCCGAACACAAGGATCGTCTGTATGCGACCAAAGGATTTCCAATTCGTCGTAAGTAAAGGCGATATGGGGTGTTCTTTCTTCTTCTGCTCTTTTTGATAGTTCCTTGCATGGTCTGCATTCCCGGGCGATATTTCTTTCTACTAATTCATACTCTACTGCATAGTCGAAAACACTGTTCAAAGCTTGCTTCACGAGACTTTGAACAGTCGGGCTTTCCGTTGTCTCAATTTTATCCAGAAAATCTCGTATACACCGGGGGCGCATACTTCGAATCGGTAACGATTCGAGCGGCTTGCATCGTTTCCAAGCACTCTGAATCCCTCGAAGACGGGCATCACTTACTGTTGGTTTATATTTTTCAAACCAGGCGTCATATACTTCTTTTAATGTTGTGTTGTCGAGTTCGTAAGGACGCTTGTTATAGTCCATAAGCGCGCTGTATGCTTCGTTGTATGTCCGGAAATACCCTTGCGGTTTGAGGATCTTGCAGATGGGTCTTCCTTCGTCGGTTTTTCCTACGGTTATCATGACACGGTACGGATTCCGCAAACGGGTATTATTGATCTTACTGATCTGTCCGAAGCCGTTTGGTAACCGCATTCGTTTATTTGCCATTACTATTACCTCCTTTATAATGTAGTAATAGTATATGCATTTGTACGCGAATTATGTCATATCCCTTGTTCTGACAGACTATGACACCTGGTATCTGGTATGGTTTGTGCAGGAGGTGGTACGATGTACAAAGTCGTATTCGAGCCCGGCTCCGTGCCGGTAAGCGTTGTTGCAAGAATTTATGGGAAGGACGCGTCATGGGTCCGTGCCGGTATCATTTCTGGGTGGCTGCCGATCGGGAAGGCTACCCGAGATGGAAAGCTGGTTACGGACGTAACGGAAATCGACTCAAAGAAGGGGCGGATCAACTTTTATATTTCCCCGAAACTCTTATGGCAGGAGACAGGGTATGTATGGAAGGGAGAGCGGAAATGACAACAAAGATTCGTGCGGATATTTCCCGGAGAAATCCGTATTGGCTGGAACGCCATCGCTATTACGAATTGAAGCATTTCTGTTTGCAGTACCCATACTGGAAGAAAATGTACCGATATCTGGACGGGTATGCCGTGAGGCATGATAGCAGTAGTAAAACGCCGTCCGTAGGAGACCGAAGCCGTCCAACAGAGAAAATCGGCGAGATGCTGATATTTTACAGCAGCCGGATGGAGTTGGTCGACCGGATCGCCGCACAGACGTCTGATGAACTGGCGGATTATGTTCTGGAGGCAGTGACGCAGGGGTTTTCTTACGAAGACCTTTTGGCGAGGCGGGCAATCCCCTGCGGACGGGATATGTATTATACCGCGTACAGACGATTCTTCTGGCTGCTGAGCCGGGAACGACAGTGACCGCGAAAAAAATTGTCTCTTATATGAAAGGAGATGATAAAAATTATTACGATCATTATTTTGGCGATAGCATTTATCTTTATGCTGGTGATTACCATACCGTTAATGGGTATGGGTCTCGGGATAGGATTTCTGCTATTTGGCGACCTATTGGTGGGCGGATATTTTATCTATCTTATAGTAAGGAGATGGTTAAGAAAACGACGAAGATATTGGTAAGAGGATCTTTATAGATCCTCTTTATTTTTTCAGCACGCAGCCGACGAAAGGCTGTGATATTTTCTATGTAGCGAAAGGAGCAGCTATGACAATTCTTTGGATCATTATCGGCCTTCTCTTTGTATACTCTGTGTATATGACCTTCTGGGGTGTAAAGACAAATCACCCGCAGATTCCCGTTCACGGCAGCCTCGAAATCGCCGATGGCGATGACGGCGAGTCCCCGTATGTATTTATGCAGATTGATATTCCGCCGAACGAATTCAAGACGGGGGATGTTGTATGCCTATGCGTACATAAAATCGATCCGCGAAATTAATTCCCCCTATTATGGAATCTAAAATTTTTGGAAAGGAGATTATACACATGGAAGAAAGAAATCAGCTGGAGGTTATCCGTGATACACTCTATGAGGCCATGATGAACGAGGAAGCAGGAAGCGAAAAGTATAAGGCGATCTGCGAGGAATACCTGAAGGTATCCAAACACATTGAGGAGATCGAAACTGAACGACGGAAGCGTTCGGCGGAAGACGATCGGGTTCTTTTGGAAGAAAGAGCCAGTCGTCAGCAGCTGGAAGCATTCGAAGAACAGAAGAAATCGACGCGTGTGGGTTGGGGTCTGACGTTATTCAGCGCATTGATCGGGCCGATATGCTATAACGGATGGCTGAACAAGTCCATCAAGTTCGACATGGAGGGAATCGCGCATTTCCCCAGCGTTCGCAATGTCATGAGCAAGATCCCGATGCCGAAAATCTTTAAATGACAGAGGAGAGGAGTCTTTAATGAGACTCTTCTCTTTTTACTTTCCGCGAAAAAATGTACTCATGTTATGGATTATATTTAAGGAGGGCGTATGCAATGACATACAAACAGATTGAAGGCGCAAGAGAAGTACGAATGTGGGTCACACAGCTTGTCATTCCGGGTATTGTACTCGGTTTGGCAGTTGCGAAGCCCGAGACGATTTCAAATGCGGTAAACACTGTTAAATGGAAGGCGCGTGTTCTGAAGGCGAAAATCCAAGACAAGATGCAGAGACCTTAATTGGGTCTCTGTTTTTCCGCGAAAAAATCTTGCCCTCTTATGGAAGCGAGCAAACACAAAACTTTAAAAACATTTTTGAAAAGGAGAATAGTTATGAAAAAGCTTAACAACACTTGGAAGATGGTCCTTGGATTGGGCCTCGGGGTCGTATGTATAGGCGGAAGCTATTTCGCTGGCACGATGGTTGGCGAAGTTGTTGGTGAGTGGATCGTGAACAAACTTGATTAAAGAGGGTTAATTAACCCTCTTTAATTTTTGAAAGGAGATAATTCAAAATGCCGGAGGAGTTTTCCTTGAGTCTTGGACAGTCATTTATACGGAAAATTGTAGAAAAGATCATACGCCGCGCGTTAATAAAAACCCTCAATATTACGCCGGAAATTGAATTAAAGGATCTGAACGCATGGTCTGACGGAGATCGTATGACCGTCCTTTTGAGCGCTCGGGCAGAACTTAGCAAAGATGATATTTTAAAGCTTATCAAATTGTAAAGGGGAAATTAAATGAAACACTTTTTTCGAAAAAACGGGTCCTTGATCCTGACTTGTATTGGCGCAGTGGGGGTTGTTGCAACAGCAATCTCTGCAGCAAAATGCACACCGAAAGCAATGGATATTTTGTACGATTGCGAAAAAGAAAACGAGGATAAGCTGCACACGGTGCTTCGTGTCGCCCCGGCTTATATTCCCGCTGCTGGTATTGCAATCGGGACGATCGCTTGCATCTTCGGAGCCAATGCCCTGAACCGCCATCAGCAGGCAATGCTTATCAGCGCGTATGGTTATCTGGACCAGACGTATCGTCAGTATCGCCAGCAAGTGAAAGCTATCTGCGGCGAGGAGACGGAAAAGGAAGTCAATAAAGCAACGATGGAGAGTATTCAGAAAATGGATTTAGCGACGAAATCTCGTACGAACGAGAAATGTCTTTTCTATGATGAAATCTCCAATCGATATTTTGAGCGCTCCATGCTCGAAGTCACAGAAGCGGAACTTCACCTAAATCGAAACTATCAGCTTCGAGGATATTGTGAGCTGAACGAACTATATGAGTTTCTTGGTTTGGAGCCGACAGAGTATGGTGCAACAGTCGGATGGGGTATGGGTGTCGGCTTTGAGCTCTATGGTTACAGCTGGATTGATTTTGAGCATGACCTCATGACCATGCCGGACGGAATGGAGTGCTTTGTTCTCGATATGCCGTTTCTGCCGACTCCGGATTTTATGGACTGACCGCGAAAAACTTTGCGGCTATTATGGAAAGGAGTGACTTTTATGGACAACAAAAATCTCAAAATCGGAACAGCGATCGTTACCATCCTCGGCCTGGGCACCAATCTGGCGCTGAGTTGGCTGGAGGAGAAAGGGCGAGAGGCAATGAAGCAGGAGATCAAAGAAGAAATTATAACGGAACTCAATTCCGAAAATGAGGACGAAGAGGAATCTTAAATGGATTCCTCTTTTCTTCTTTATCGAGAGTACATGCAAAGCTACGCGATCGGAAAGATAATACTATACCAGGATACTTTATATTCGACGCCGCCAGTATCTGAATGCGAATACGAGTTTTTTGTTTGGTCGTTGAAACGGTGGGTTTGCAACGAGATTATCGCTCGTATTGTCGCGTCAGAAGACGACTCAGTTGCAGAAGTTATCCGGGAATTCATTCGGGAGCTGGAGTCATTTGACCAGAGCTCGACAATCTACACCCACAAGATCTACTTTTCGATCGCGGCTCTTGAAGCAAAAAAAATCCTGAAAATATTCAGCAAAGGAGATTCAAAATGAAGACAGTACCTTTAAACACGGCATTCCGGGATCTTGGAAAGTATATTTCCCGGAATTCACCATCGATCCTTACCGGGTTGGGAATCGGTTTGGGTGTAGCATCTACAGTTCTTGCAGTAATCGTTACACCCAAGGCCGTACGACTTCTGGCGGAGAAGAAAAAAGAAGAGCAGAAAGAAAAGCTCACAGTCATTGAAACGATAAAGACTGCCGGCACCTGTTATATTCCGGCAGTGCTCGCTGCTGCAGGATCGATCTATTGCATCGTGAGTGCCAGCGCCAAATTCAGCAAACGTAATGCGATCCTCGCAACGGCGTATGCCCTGTCGGAACGTGATCTGCGGGAGTATCGTGACAAGGTGAAAGAGACCGTCGGCGAAAAGAAGGAAAAAGAAATTCAGGGGAAAATCGCGAAGGACCACATCCTGAGTAATCCTGCGGAACCTAATCGTATTCTCACGCCAGAGGGTGGCAAGACACTATGCTACGATAACTGGACAGGACGATATTTCATGTCCGATATGGAATCGCTCCGGCGATGCGAAAATGAATTGAATTCTCGCGTTCTCAAAGAGCAATTCGTATCACTGAACGAGCTGTATGACCTGCTGCATCTGGAGGGAATCAAAATGGGGGAGGATTTCGGATGGAATTATGACGGATTCCATGACGAACTCATCCATTTCAGTTATTTCTCTCAGCTCGACCGGGACGGGAACCCCTGTCTGGTGCTGGATTACGATGCAGAACCGTTTGATATTTATCAGCGGGTCGGTCATTAACCGCGAAAAAATCTGGTTATATTATGGGAAGAAATTCCACAATTATTATTTGAAAGGAGTTCAATACAATGAACGAAGAGATGAACAATCAGGAAGCTATGGAGCTTACTCAGGAAGACGAGGAAGAACTGGAGCGCTGTGATGGCGAACTGAATCCTGCGAGTCTGGTGCTTACGGCGGTTGTCGGAGGTCTCTCGGTCATCGGTGGTGTCACCGTTGGCAAGATGATCTACGAGAAGGCGCTGAAGCCGGGATTCAACAAGGCGAAGAACGCGATCGGTGCGAAGATTTCGGAAGCGAAAGCCAAGAAAGCTCTGAAGCAGTCCGAGGAAGATCACGAAATCGTTGAGAACGACGAAGAGTAACAATTTGGTTTCGACCAAAGGGAGGATACCTTAAGAAAGGTGTTCTCCCTTTATTTTTCAGCCAGAAGGAGGGCGTCATGGATCGTTATATTTACAACGGGCCGGTGCTGCATTTCGACCGGATCGTAGCAAACAACTGGAAGGCGGAAACGACCGCTGTTTCTGAAGCAAAAGCGCGCAGCAATATGATATTTCAATACAAAAAGATCGCGGGGCTTGCACCGTATGCCAAGGTGACGCTCCCGGGAAAAATCACACTCTCAAACTGAAAGGAATTATATTTATGGACGATTTGACCACTTTGAAGGGAAATTCCCATAAATCGAAAGAGGCCCTTCCGGAAAAGAAAGTCGAGAAAGTCATTCAGGGCGAAGCGAGAACCAAAAAGAAGAACGAACTCGAAAAAATGGCGGATACATTCCTTGTGGAAGACCGCAGTAAGGCCCGGGATCACATCGTCAACGATCTTCTGGTTCCGGCGGTGAAGAACTTCATTATCGACATGATCACGGTTCTGCTGAAGGGAAGCTCCGGTTCCGGCGCATCTGCGCGAACGGTCGATCGGGTTTCCTATCGAAATTATGACCGGGACTATGATCGAAGCCGACCGGTAGCATCTACGGCACGAAGAGCATATGCCTATGATGACGTTATTCTGAAAAATCGCGGCGATGCAGAAATGGTTCTGGACCAGATGCGCGATGTGATTTATACGTACGGGTTTGCGTCGATTGCAGACCTCTATGAGTTTGCCGGACTCAAGTCCAATTACACGGATACCAAATACGGATGGTCAGACCTCCGTGACGCGGATATTGTGGAAGTCCGCGGTGAGTGGCTGATCAAAATGCCTCGGGTAACCCCGATCAATTGAAAGGAGTCAAAATGAAAACGAACGAAATTATGAAAAAGGCATCTGGTCTGTTTCACAGAACCAGTTTCAAGATTCAGCAGAGCAGCCCGGAGATCCTGATCATCGGCGGCATTATCGGCGTGATCGGAAGCGCGGTTATGGCTTGCAAGGCTACGACCAAGATCAGCGAAATCCAGGACAAAGCTAACGAGCAGCTTGCTGCAGCGGAAGAGGCGCTGGAGAAGCATGCGGATATTTACTCGGAAGAGGACTATAAGAAGGACAAACTGATCATTCGCGCTCATCAGGCGGTTGATTATGCGAAGCTTTACGGGCCGTCGATCATTTGCGGCGCGCTCTCTATTAGCTGCATCGTTGGCAGCCATGTAATTCTCAAGAAGCGCAACCTGGCGCTCAGTGCAGCATACGCTACGATCGACAAGGCATTCAAGGAATATCGTGGTCGTGTTGCAGAGAAATATGGCGATGATATTGAAAAAGAGCTCCGCTACAATGTGAAAAAGCTTGTGACGGAGGAGAAGGTCAAGACCGAAGATGGAAAGACCAAGAAGATCAAAGATACGGTGAGCTATCTCGATGGAGATTACAGCGATTTTGCCCGTATATTTGACGAATCCAACCCGAACTTTGAACGTAACCCGGAGATCAACCGTGCATTTCTTCGTACGCATCAGCAGTATCTTACTGACAAACTTCACGCACAGAAGTATCTGTTCCTGAACGACGTATACAAAGATCTTGGATTCAAGCCGACGCAGGCTGGTCAGGTCGTCGGCTGGGTCATGGACCCGAACAGCAACGAAAGCGATTGCTATGTTGATTTCGGCATCTTTGAATCCAAGCGCCCGAAGGCAAAGGATTTCGTAAACGGATATGAGTACGCTGTGGTTCTCGATTTCAATGTCGACGGGCCGATTCTGAATCGTTTCGTGAAGGAGGTGCTCTGATATTTTGAAGAAGGGGATTTTCTACTTCCTTGCGGGGATGGTCATTGGCGCCGTTCCCGCCTGGCTGCTTGCTAAGAAGAAGTACGAGCGCATTGCAGATAACGCAATCGCAGAGGTAAAGGAAGCATACGCCAAGCGTCGAGAGCAGGATATTCTGGCGGAGAAAGCTCGCACCAAGCCGCCGCTGGAAGAGCTTGTGCAAAAAGTGCGCGAAGAAGTTGATACCGATGAAACTGATCTGGAAGAGATGCAGGAGATCATCGAGACCAATGGTTACGCTGCAGATGGCACGTATAACGGCCACGAACGCCCCACCCTGGAGGAACGTCTGGATGCTATCCCGTACGTTATCAGTCCGGAAATGTTCGGCGAAGTTTATGGCCCCGGAAATACCTGTACGATGACCTACTATACCAACGGCGTCCTTGTGGATGATGCGAGCGGTATGGTTGAGGACATCGAAGCTATGATCGGCATGGACGCACTCAATCACTTTGGTGATTACGAACGCGACATTGTTCATGTGCGGAATGACCGATACATGATGGATATCGAAGTCTGCCGCGATCCGGGGACGTACGAAGACGTCGGTGGAATCAATGAAAAGCCGTACAATCCGGAGGACGACTTTGACGAGGTAGACAAATGACAGACAGCGAGCTGATCAATGCATATTTTGAGTGGATGTATCAGCTCGTTTGCGATGATTTCAACAAACGTCTATCTTTTCGGAAACTCTTAGCCCGATTATATGATGCTGACTTTGAGTATTCGCTTCCCATGGACGAAAACCGGGAAGCGGATGGCATACGTTTGCGTTATCGATTCGGGCAAGAGTGTTCGTACGACGATCGAATTATTGCGACTTGTCTGGACAATCGACCGTGCAGCATTCTGGAAATGATGATCGCACTGTCTCTGCGGTGCGAGGAATTTATCATGATCGATTCGCATTATGGGAATCGAACGGGTCAATGGTTCTGGAACATGATCAGCAGTCTCGGACTGGGTGGCATGACAGACGAAAAGTTCAACCGGGACTATGTGACAAGAGTCATAGAAAACTTCAATAATCGTCGTTATTCCGCAGATGGGCAGGGGAATCTCTTCCGCGTCCAAAGAGGCAATGTTGACATGCGCAAGCTGGACATCTGGTATCAGATGCAAGCCTATCTAAATGATATTTTAGAAATCTGAAAGGAGATAAATATGGAACAGAAAACGATCCGTATCCTTATGACGGACAGCAAGAGCTTGGAGCGCCTTTGGCGCGGTATTCGTCGCAATCGGAAGGCGATCGGTTTTGTGGCTCTTGCGCTGGGGCTGGTAGAGCTTCAGGTCAAGTTTCTGGAGAACAATCTGTATCATCACATTCAGGAGTACCATCGAACGGAAGGGGATTAATGATATTCTATGGTCGATTTTCTGATTATTTCGACTCGTAGCGGTAAGCGCGGAGTTACAGAGATCTATCCGAAGTTTGTCATTAAGAAAAGCTCCGATCTGATGATCCGTGGCGGCGACTTTTATGCCATATGGCTGGAAGATCGTAATCTATGGTCTACGGACGAGCAGGATGCACTTCAGTTGATCGACCGGGAATTGGATAAGTACGCAGAGGAACATCGGGATCGTTTTGACGGCAGCATCAAAGTTCTTCATATGTGGGATTCGGAAACGCGCATGATTGACCAATGGCATCGGTATTGCCAGAAAGACATGCGCGACAATTTTCACATGCTCGACGAGAAAATTATATTTTCCAATGTCGAGACAGGAAAGAAAGACTATGCCAGCAAGAAGCTGTCGTATCCGCTGGAGGAAGGGTCAACCGAGGCTTATGACCGGCTGATGAGTGTTCTCTATACACCGGAGGAACGGCATAAGATCGAATGGGCTATTGGCGCGATCATCACCGGCGATTCCAAGAAGATCCAGAAGTTTATGGTGCTTTACGGCGCGGCAGGCACGGGTAAATCTACGGTGCTGAACATCATCCAGCAACTGTTCGAAGGATATTACTCTGTGTTTGATGCCAAGGCACTCGGTTCTGCGTCGAACTCCTTTGCGTTGGAAGCGTTCAAAACAAATCCTCTGGTGGCGATACAGCACGACGGCGACCTGTCCCGCATCGAAGATAACACTCGGTTGAACAGTCTGGTCTCTCATGAGCTGATGACAGTAAACGAGAAGTTCAAGTCGACATACGCCAACCGGTTCAAGTGCTTTCTCTTCATGGGAACGAACAAGCCGGTCAAGATCACCGACGCCAAATCCGGTTTGATTCGCCGATTGATCGATGTTTCCCCTTCCGGCGAGAAGCTCGGTGCGAGGGAATACAGCAAGACTGTAAAACAGATCAGCTTCGAGCTCGGAGCCATCGCGTATCACTGCCAGGAGGTTTATCTGAGCAACCCGGGAATCTATGACGATTATATTCCGATGAATATGCTCGGCGCTTCCAACGATTTCTATAACTTCGTTATCGACTCCTATCATATTTTTAAGAAAGAAGATGGTATCACTCTTAAAGCCGCCTGGGAACTGTATAAGACATACTGTGACGACGCCAAGGTGACATTCCCGTACTCGCAGCGGATATTCAAGGAAGAGTTGAAGAACTATTTCCGCGATTACCGCGACCGGTTTGGTCTGGAAGATGGCACCAGAGTTCGTTCTTATTACTCCGGGTTCCGGACAGAAAAATTCGAAAAAGGCGAACTGGACGACGAACCGGAAGAAGAGACCACGACTTGGCTTGTCATGGAGAAGCAGAAATCCGTTTTTGATGATATTTGCGCGGACTGCCCGGCACAGTATGCCAATGCGAAGGAAACGCCTTCCAAACGATGGGATGACGTGCAGACGAAACTTTCTGATCTGGATACGACAAGGATCCATTATGTGAAAGTTCCGGAGAATCATATCGTCATCGACTTTGATATTCCCGGCAAAGATGGGGGCAAAGACCCGGAGGCGAATTTGCGGGAGGCTGCAAAATGGCCGCCTACGTACGCTGAATTGAGCAAAAGCGGAAAGGGTGTACATCTCCATTATATTTATGCTGGAGATCCTGCAAGACTCAGCCGTGTCTATGACGACCACATCGAAGTAAAGGTGTTTTCTGGAAAAAGTTCTTTGCGGCGTAAACTTACCAAATGCAACGATCTGGCGATCGCAACGATCAGCTCAGGTTTACCGCTGAAGGGAGAGCAAAAAGTGATCAATGCCGACGTAATAAAGTCTGAGCGTAGTCTCCGAATTATGATACTGCGCAATCTGGACAAAGAGATACATCCAGCGACCAAACCAAGTGTAGACTTCATCTATAAGATTCTGGAAGATGCTTACGCCAGTGGGCTGCATTATGATATTACCGATATGCGAAATGTCGTATTTCAGTTTGCTGCGCAGAGCACGAATAATTCAAGCTATTGCATTTCTCTGGCGAATAAGATGAAGTTCAAATCCGATGAACCGTCTGACTCCGTAGAGGTCGATAATGGGGAAATGATATTTTTCGACTGTGAGGTCTTCCCAAACCTGTTTCTCATCAACTGGAAAGTAGCAGGAGAAGGAAAACCGATCAACCGAATGATCAACCCGTCCGACGAAGAAGTTAGAGCGCTCTTTGCTATGAAGCTCGTTGGTTTCAACTGCCGGCGCTACGACAATCACATACTGTATGCACGAAGTCTCGGATATTCCAATGAGCAGCTCTACAAGCTTTCACAGTCCATTATTCAGAAGAAAACAGGGTTTTTCGGTGAAGCCTACAATCTGAGCTACACTGATATTTATGACTTTGCTTCCGCGGCGAACAAGATGAGCTTGAAGAAGCTGGAGATCAAGATGGGTATCCATCATCAGGAGCTTGGACTTCCCTGGGATCAGCCGGTGCCGAAGGAACAATGGGTCGAAGTTGCAGAATACTGCGATAACGACGTCATTGCTACAGAAGCGGCCTTCAACTATCTTTCTGCGGACTGGAACGCACGAGAGATTCTGGCAGACTTGGCAGGCATGACCGTGAATGATACGACCAACAGCCTGACAACTCGAATTATATTTGGCAAAGATCGAAAGCCACAGAGTCAGTTCAACTATCGCAATCTGGCGCTTCCCGTTGGCCCGGAGCAGTATGAAGAGTATCGGGAGAAATTCGGCCCGGACTATAAGTTCCGTGTATTCAACGACGAAGGTCAGCCGATCTACGAAGATTTTGACCCGAAGAAAACATACCCGAGAGGATACAGCATCCTGCCGTTCTTCCCCGGTTATATTTACGAGCGGGGCAAGTCGACGTACCGTGGCGAAGAGGTCGGCGAGGGCGGCTATGTGTATGCAAATCCGGGCATAGCGCTCTATCTCGCGCTGCTGGATATTGCCTCGATGCATCCGCATAGCATTATTGCGGAGATGCTCTTCGGTCCGAAGTATACCAAGGCGTTCATCGATGTCGTCGAGGGGCGAGTGAACATCAAGCATAAGGCATGGGATCTGGTCGATCAGATGATGGATGGCAAACTTCGTCCGTACATCGAGAAAGTCAAGGCCGGAGTGATCACAGCGAAGCAGCTTGCCAATGCGCTGAAGACCGCAATCAACTCGGTATATGGTCTCACAGCGGCGAACTTTGATAATCCGTTCAAGGATCCTCGCAACGTCGATAATATCGTAGCAAAGCGCGGTGCGCTCTTCATGATTAATCTCAAACATGAGGTCATCAAGAGAGGCTTCGATGTGCGGCACATCAAGACAGATTCAATCAAAGTGCCCCGGGCGGACAATGATATTATCAAGTTCATCATGGCTTACGGCAAGGAATATGGCTATACCTTTGAGCATGAGGCAACGTATGAGCGCATGTGCCTTGTCAATGATGCCGTGTACATTGCCAGATTCGATAGTAAGGAAGCCTGTCAGGCACGCTATGGTTATATTCCGGATGAGAACAACGAGGATCCGATGGTCTGGACGGCGACGGGCACACAATTTGCTGTTCCGTATGTCTTTAAGACACTCTTCAGTCACGAAGATATTCTCTTCGAGGACATGTGCGAAACAAAGTCTGTGAGCAGCGCATTACATCTGGACATGAATGAAGAACTACCGGAGGGCGAGCATGATTATCGCTTTATCGGCCGTGTGGGACAGTTCTGCCCGATCAAACCCGGATGTGGTGGCGGTCTCCTGATGCGACAGACAGAGGGTAAAGATGGCTCAATCGGTTATGCCGCGGCAACCGGATCCAAGGGTTATCGGTGGTTGGAGAGTGAGTACGTACGGGAGCTGCATCTCGAAGAAAACATCGATCGCAGCTATTATGACAAGCTGGTAGATGATGCAGTAGCAGAGATCAGCAAGTATGGTGACTTTGAATGGTTCTCGATGGACGACGCCATTACTGATGATATTTCCCATCCGCCAGAGGATGAACTTCCGTGGTGACCGCGAAAAAAGTTAGTTATTTTATGGAAACGAGGAGGAATCGTTAATGGCGGTTCTTCCTCTTATATTTTTGAAAGGAGAATAAAATTATGCCTACTGCAATTGAGGGGAAAACTGAACGTTATCCGTGGGGTGAGGTTAATCCCGAACCGGTAAAAACCTGCTGTCCGGAGGAAGTCATGGAGATGATCGCCTGCGGACTGGACAATCTGAACACCCGGCTTTTCATAGGCTGCGAAAATGCTAAAAATTTCGAGTACGACCGAGGAACAGGAAGTGCTGACGATGCTGTTAACAACATTGCGCGTCTCGCTGATATTTCCCTGAAGATCCTCGAGGACATCCACACCAAACTGTAAAGGAGAACATTTATGTATCAGAACAATGGACTTGTAAACATCGAAGGAGCGTCCTTCATTTTCATGACGAACTTCTCCGGTGACCCGGCGAGAAGCGGTAAGTATCCGAGTACCACGCGGCAGGCGAATCTGACGATCCCTGACGTGGACTTGGCGCGTGATCTTATTGACGAGGGCTTCAAGGTGAAGCTCACGAAGCCGCGCGAAGGCGAGGAAGAGGGCTTTGTCCCGACGTACTTCATCCCGATCAAGGTGAATTACCAGGTCAAGTACCCGCCGAAGATCTATCTTGTGGCAGGCGATGCTGAGCCCCGTCTTCTGACTGAGGATACGATCGATGTTCTGGATAAGATCCGCGTGAAGAACGTCGACGTTACGCTTAACAAGCGGTTCACGGACATGGGAAATACTTTGTACGTACGCACCATGTACGTTGAGCAGGATGTCGATGACGACCCGTGGGCAGGAAAGTATTTCTGCCGTCACGACGAATATTAAATTAAAAACGATAAGGAGAAGTTGGAAACAGCTTCTCCTTATATTTTAGGAAAAGGAGGCTGTTATGAAAATCGGCGAATCGAACGATAAACATTTTTGCAACGAATGTAACGAATACGGATACACATGGGATATTTACGTCCATTCTGATTTCGACGAAGAAACCCAATCATGCTACCCCAGCTTGCAGCTGTGCAAAAGCTGCCTTTTAAAACTATTTAAAGCAATATTGTACAGGTGAGGTCGTTTATGAAAATTTATATTCCCTCAGAAACTTATACCGGAAAACCGATCATATATCTCGACGATGGCGAGAAAGAAAATCTTGAAAAGATGGAAGCGGTTGAACGAGATTATTATATCTGGCTCGGGGAGGTTTGCATGGTCGATGATACGCTATCTGGATCTGGACAAACTACGCGACGTCTTTATCCGATAAACGATGCTCAATGCCGGTATGAGGTGATACGTATTAAATGATATTCATGCCCGGATGGTGGAATGGCAGACACAGCGGACTTAAAATCCGCGGGCATACGCTGTGAGGGTTCGAGTCCCTTTCCGGGTACCATTCGCCTACAAGCCTCTGCTGCCGGTCACGCGGAACAAGCAGGCGATTGGCAAAAAGACAAAAGCCCGTCTTTGTATCGGATGTGTTTCTCAGTTCGTCGGGGCGACATGACTGATATTTTGCGGTCAACCGGAAGGCGAGGATTCTCGAAAAGATGACCACTTAGTAAAGTAGAATCGTCGGTAGGACTTGCCGCCCTACTTATATAAATAGCGGCTTTATATTTAACTGTTTTTGTGAAAGGAGAGTGTTCATGTATCGTTTCTTAGGCGAATTCGATTGCGAAGCAGATCTCGGAGCGTGGATTGGAATGGAAGCTGCTTCTAAAGTTTATAAAGGGAAGCTGAACTATTTCCAAAATCTTAATTCCGGTGAGGTATTCGGCGTTCCTGATTATATAGCGGAATCTTTTTTTGACTCAGGCTACGTACCCTAATCAAGCAAATAGGGGCGTGGCGGAATTGGCAGACGCACCGGATTTTGATTCCGGCAATTGGAGGTTCGAGTCCTCTCGCCCCTGCCATCATTATATTTTTAAAGGAGATGCTGAAAAATGAAAACTGTTTTGGATGCTGTTCGCAAGGTGGAGTCGCTGGATAACATGATCTGTGCGCTGGAAAACATGGGAAATATGGACGGATCAGATGCTATGCTCATGGAAGATCATGATCGACTGATTATCCTCGATCTCCTTGACGAGTATCGCACGATCATTTTCGAGATGCATATAACGAAATGACGCCTGAAGAATTATATTCCCAGAACGAGCCGCTCGTACGGTGGGCAATGAAGAAGTATTACTGCGATTTCATAGACGACGAAGACCTTATGCAGGAAGGGCGAATCGGGCTATGGCGAGCCTGTTTGGTGTATGACGAAAAGAAAGGGTTCAAATTTTCGTCGGTGGCAGTTTCTTATATTCGCAATGCTCTTCGCCATGGATATGAAAAACTCTATGGGCGCAGTCCCAGGAAACGGCAGCTTTTATGGAACGCTCAATCGTTATATGAACCAATCGGTCGCGACGATCTCCTGCTTCAGGACATCATTCCTGGGAATACGGATGTGGGGTTTCTGGATATTTCCGGAGCCTTAAACCGAATGTCCGAGCGGGACCGGAAGATACTGTACCTGTCTATCGCTGGTTTTTCGCAAAAAGAAATTGTAAAAAGGGTGGGTGTTTCTGAAAGGACTATATATCACGCGCTACAAATTGCCAAAATAATTTTCCGAGCATACATTTGAGAAACATCGCGAAAAAAACAGCTCCTTTTATGAAAGGAGAGCGATATACTATGGTTATCAAAACAAAACGTATACCTATCACGGGCGAACTTATGGGACGTCATTTGATAGAAAAAATTAGGCAATTATACGGCGATGATATGGCTAACAAAGTTAAATTGATTAACGAAATTAGTTTTCATGTGCCGGTTTATAATGCTGATTTTCCTACCAAAGACGTGGTTGAGTTTTATATTCCCGAAACGAACGAATGGTATTTGGAATTTCCAGAAGAAATCACTATCAATACTTGATGAAAGGTCCCAGCTATTTTAGTTGGGACTCTTTCTTTTATATTTTTGAAAAGGAGAATAGCAATGAATCTTAACGAATTGCGCGAGGCGATGGCTTCGGACGCCACAAAGGAAAACGAGGAACTGAAGCGAGAGATCGACAGTCTAAAGAAAAGATACCATGAAGACACAGTGTATCTTCGTAACTGCTCAGCTTGAAGAGTTGAGGGCTTTGGCAAATCGCTGCTGGGCACTGACGCATGGGACTATGTGCTGCTTCTGTGGATTAAACGTATTTAAGTGCCCGCACAGTATGAGTTTCGTCGACAAGCTGCGTGAAGTAAGGAAGATTGGAGAGGAGGATAGCGATGAAACAGGTAATCTGTGATATTTGCGGAAAACCTATTCTGAAAGGTGAACTTAGCACAGTATACCGAATTCAGAAACGTGTTTGGGGTTTGGCATTTAACCCTGAATGGCGCGAGCTGGACGTCCACTCGTATTGCATGAAGGAGCTTATAGAGATTATAAGAAAGAAACAGAAAAACGAGGAAGGCTGAATAAAATGGCCGGCACAATATTTATTAAACTGGAGGAATCAAGTAATGCTGAAAATTGAAAATACTGAAGTAATGGGCTGGGAGCATGCTATTCGCGGCATGCGAAATCCGAAGAACTCTTGGGAGAAGAGCGATAGCGCATATTGCCATAGAGATTTGGTACGCGATTGTACGACTTGCGTTAATCGTTTCACCACAGGCTGTTCGGCATGCAAAGCTGGAGGATTTGACATTGGTCCTAAGGATTATGACCTTATGACTCGCCTTCGTAATGCTGGTACGGACCATCGCAAGTTCATGCGAATGATCGCTGTTTACCTTGATATTACGGCGCCACTGTATTGGTGGAAGGAATTCGGTACCTACAAAGTAGGTACGGTAGCGAATTCCTGCTCCACGATGCATAAGATTGCGGCGAAAGAGTTTACAATGGAGGATTTTAGTTGTGAACATCTCATTGACTATGATTTATATTCTTGCAATGAAGTCGATGGACCTGTAATAAATGGCGCTCCTCATATTGGATGCGGGGGGCTTCAGCTTCTTAACCTGACAATTAACGTCCTCAATTATTATAGGGGTAAATACCTTGCCACAAAAGACAAAGAATACTGGTGGCAGCTCATTCAGCTCCTGCCGAGCTCTTATAACCAGCGCCGAACGATCATGCTGAACTACGAGGTTCTGGCGAACATCTACAAGTCCCGTCAGAACCACAAGCTCGACGAGTGGCATACATTCTGTGACTGGATCGAAACACTACCATATTCGGAGCTGATTACAGGGGCGGAAAATGCGTGATCCGATACGCTGCCTGAGTTGTATCCATCACTATATTAAACGCGGCCTTATTTACTGTGATATCCGTAAGGGTTTTTATCCATGGGAACCCAAAGGATGTTCATGGTGGGCGTCAGAATATGCGGTAAACAAGAAAGTAAAGGAGAATGTAAAATGGAACGAGAAATTATAATCCAACCGGAACGCCGGCTTTGCACGGTCAATGGAGAGACTGGATATTTCCATTGCTGGGAGTATTGGATGGATGTCGTGAATGCAAGTCCTCTGCGAGGCGGGCACCCAGCGGGACAGGTTTCAGAACTTCACGGGATCGTAGAATTTGAAGACCGGGTCGAGCGCGTTGCCCCGCAGTTGATCCGATTCTGCGATGAAGAAAATGCAATGCTTTCTGCATTTAATAAAGCACGTAAGGAGAATAACAAATGAAAATTGAGTTCTTCATCCCCGAGAACGAATCAATACCGACGGCGTTGCGGTTGAAGGTCGACGACACATACGACGTCTTTTACACGCGTCTCCCCGACAAATTTGCTTACGCATTCACCTTCTTCAAATCGCAGGGCGTAACCGAAAATATGGCCCGACTGATGACAGAAGCCGTTATCGACCGCATGGTAGACCAATCTTACGACCATGGGAAGCAATGGCGAGCGAATTGGGTTTGGGAATGGGGGCAGGACGAGTATACGTATACTGTCACCATGGGCTTTCATATCAAGGACTCATATTGACAAAGGAGCTGGTTATGGAAAAATTCTTTGCTAAAAACCCGTTTACCGGTAAGTTTACCCCCGTGTCGCAGGCTAATTTTGATATGTCATTTGTGCCGGCAGAAGAGAAGCCGACCCATGCAGAGCAAAAAATCGCCGAAATGGGAATCGATCTCTCTAATTCAACAGATTCTTGGGAACAGTCTGTAATAAAACAGATTGTAAACGAACAGAAAATACAACACGAAGGAGATCCCCGATTTATGTGTATGAAAAGAATGAAGAATGCGGTCAGGGTCGAGTATTTTAGTCCGGATGAGTATCATAAACTCTGTGATAAAATTCAAAATATGAAAGGAGACCTCCAACTTATGCCGGTGGAAGAAATGAACACAGCCATCAAGTATCTTAGCCCAAGCGAGTACCGTGAATTCCGTGATAAAATTCTGAAGGAGAAAAATAAATCTATCTATGATAGCATGATCCAGCGGGTCATCTTCAATCCTCCGGCGACGATCGTTTTCTGGAGAGACGGCTCCAAGACGGTCGTCAAATGCGGCGAGAATGATATTTTCGATCCGGAGAAGGGTCTTGCCATGGCAATCTCCAAGCGAGCCTTTGGTGATAATCGGGACTACTATGAAGTCTTCGCCAAGTGGGTTGGGAAGTACGAGTATCAGCAGAAGAGAAAGGAAAAGAAATGAGTCTTACTTGTCGTCGCGTTAAAGCACAAGGCGCAGACAAGGAGTATTACTGGGTTCGGAATTCTGGCGTATCTCCGACAGCTGTAGATCTCTATGAGACGCTCGAAGACGTTCCTAAAGAGATTCGTCACTATTGTGAGAATCTTGATGTAATTACTGTCGGGCCGGGCATGGCAGACTTTATGGGGATCGGGGATCAACTTTTCCCTGATTTCCCCATCTGCGGTTTTCCTAAGTTTTCCGGAACGCGTTGTTACGCTGAGATGTGCATTTATATTGTCAAGGATGAGTGGCCGATGTGCCCCTATTTGAAAGGAAAAGAAAAATGATTGTGACACTTCTTACGATCGCTATCCTTCTGTTCGGAATCTTTTGTCATTTTTGTGAAGAACGCAACAGATGCTATACTTGGCAAGATATTTGCGCGGTCTTGTGCCCGTATTTCGCAGGTGTTCTTCTCGTTGTCGAGTTAGCAGCCATTATTGCTCCACGCGTTAATGCCATCGGAGATCGGGCAGCTATGGAAGCAAGGCGAGAGACTATTATTTACCAGCTGAAGAACAAAACATTTGAGAATGACAACAATCTCGGAACAACAGAAGTGCTTTCCGCCGTGGCAGACTATAATGGCGATGTTCTAAAAATGCGGGCAGGAAGAAAAAACCCATGGATAAACTGGTTTTATGCGCCATACGGAGAAGATCTTGAACTGATCGAGTTGGACGATTTTCTGTAACGGGGGTGAAAGATAATGAAATTTGTAGTTGACCAGCTTCCTTATTATGGAGAGCCGTGTCCATTGCGAACAATGTGCAGTAAAAATGTAACATACCATGAATGCCCGAGATATTGGGATAAATACAAAGTCTGCTCGGATGAAAACCCGCACGAATGCGAGCACCTTATCGAGATGGAGACGAAAACATGACATCTTTGGAAAAAATGAAAGACGAAGCTATTCAGCGGATGCGGATTCTGAAGCTCCATTCGACCGTTCAACAAGATTTTGCAGCAAATGAACAAATCTATTATTCGTTCAGTAATTTTGGTTTCCTGTATCGGCTGGACAAAGCTATGGAAGAGCGGGTGCGTCGGTTTGAAAAAAAGTATGGATATTTAGTATACCATGTGATCGACAACCCAACCTCAATCGGACGGATGCACTCGTATCTCTATGTTTCATCGAATGAAGAGGAATGGGAGCAGGATCAACAGGATCTCAAGGACGGCTGCCCGATCGTTTATGTAGAAAACGTGGACGATGAAATCCTGTCCGAGTTCGGCAGCATCGGGATCGAGCCGCGCAACGGGGGCGTGATCCGAACCGCGTGATATGTCTGAACTCATAAGCCTGCGGCCGTACCAGATGGACGCCGTCAAGCGGATGCATAACGGCTGCATACTCTGCGGAGGAGTCGGGAGCGGGAAATCACGAACCGCGCTCGGCTATTTTTATGCCCAAAACGGCGGTGTACTCGGATCGGAGACGTACGTCGAGATGAAGAATCCACGGGATCTTTATATTATCACGACCGCACAGAAACGAGATACGAAGGAATGGGAGGGTGAGCTTGCGCCCTTCCTTCTTTCTACCCATCCGGAAGCCAGTTATTACAAAAACAAAGTCGTGGTGGACTCATGGAACAACATTAAGAAGTACGTGGATATTTCAGGTGCGTTCTTTCTCTTCGACGAGCAGCATGTCATCCGATATGGCGCATGGACAAAGGCATTCCTGAAGATCACAAAGCAAAACCAATGGATATTGCTAACGGCTACGCCGGGCGACTGTTGGGAAGACTACGCTCCGGTATTTCTGGCGAACGGCTTTTACAAAAACATCACCCAGTTCCGAAGCGAGCATCTGGTCTATGCACAGCGGGTTAAGTATCCCAAGGTGGAGAGATATGTTAACATCGGACGTCTGGAACGACTCCGCGACCGGCTACTGGTGGATATGGACTTCCATCGGGAGACCGTACAGCACCACATGGATATTTTCACAGGTTATGACCGGATCCTCTATAAGTCGATCGTCAAAGACCGGTGGGATATTTGGAACAATAAGCCGTTGGAGAATGGGTCAGCCTATTGCTATGCACTGCGGAAGATCGTGAACAGCGATGAAACACGGCAAACGACATTACTGGAAATTTTGGAAAAGCATCCGCGAGCGATCGTCTTTTACAACTTCGATTACGAGCGGGATATTTTGAAAGGACTGGATTATGGAAAAGGTACGGACATTGCTGAGTGGAACGGACACCAGCATCAACCTATACCAAACAGCGAGCGGTGGGTCTATCTCGTACAGTATACAGCTGGAAGCGAAGGATGGAACTGTATTAAAACGGACACCATTGTCTTCTTTTCTCAAAATTATTCGTGGCGCGTACTTGAACAAGCCTGCGGCCGAATCGATCGCATGAACACGCCGTACATGGATTTATATTTCTATCATCTCAAATCCCATAGCAGCATCGATCTCAGTATCGCGAGAAGCCTGAAGGAGAAGAAAGACTTCAATGCTTCCCGATTTGCGAGATCACAAAATTTTATGCCGAGGAGTGAAGCAGCGTAATGGAAAACAAGCTCTGTAAGGGTTGTCCGGATGCGAAGCCTATTACAGACAAAAGCGAGAGCCCGAAGATCATTGGATATTTCTGCACAATGATGAAACGGAAGATTACAACCCCACCAAAAGCATGCCCTATGCTGAAGGATGACTATTATGGAGAATGAACGGAAAGTTTCCTGGGGCAGAGAGCTGCCAAACTTGGAGGATACCCCGAATGGAGCAGTATATATTCAAACAACGGATGAACCACTAAGTAGCGGCGATGAAGAATTTCTCGATTCACTCGCAGCTATGTTTCGCACTATACCTGTACACGGCGTACGAGAAATTATCGAGTTGGAGGAAAATGTGTCACCATGATATATATGGACTTTGATTATTACTGTCAGGACTGCCCCCGAATCAGCACCGAAACGCGAATTGCTGAATTGGATACCGGCAATATGGCCCTTCCGCCGGAGGAGCAGACAATAGTAGAAATAACAATCACTTGCTCTCATCGAAAAGAATGTGCTCGACTGATGCGGGAATTGGAAAAGCGATATAAACGCGAACAAAAGCTTAAAGAAAACGGAAAGTAAAAAACATGGTCAAAGAATGCCCGATGTTAGGAGACAGTATTTATGATTGAGACCGATTTTCAATATTATTGCCAGGACTGTTCGAGGATCGCGCCGGAAGCGAAAATTAGTAAATTCATCAACTGCGGCGACAAGCCCATACTGACGACCATCCGCCTCTTTTGCTCGCATCAGGAAGAATGCGCCAGATTGATGCAGGAGCTGGAAGCGAAATACCTGCAGAAGCAGGTCTATGAAGATTTAAAAAGATTGGAGAATCCGAATACAAATGGAACAAAACAAAACTAAGAAAGCCATGATATCCCAGCCGATGGCGGGAAAGACGCCGGAAGAGATTGTGGAGGCGCGGGATAAAGCCGTCAAGCATCTGGAGGGGCTGGGCTACGAAGTTCTCGATACCTATTTCCCAAACGATTTCAATGGTCTTCCCATGGATATTCTCAATAAGCCGCTGTTCTTTCTCGGGCAGTCGCTGATGTATATGTCCTATTGCGACGTCGTATATTTCTGTGACGGTTGGAGTCAGGCTCGTGGATGTATTATGGAACATAAAGCAGTTATAGCATATGGTCTGAAACCTCTGTACGAACAATCAGAATAACCGCGAAAAAAACTACTCCTATTATGAAAGGAGTGATTGATATGAGTAACAAACCGGTATACGATACTTTGGATTGTATGCGACTTATCAAAAAGAAATACCCGTTAATACCTATTTGTATTATACGAAGGGTTCTTTTTGGTGAGGAAGTATACATGCATAAGATCGGAATAATCGATTGGATACCGAAACTCAGTTACTGGTCTTTTAAGAAATAAGGATTAAAGACTTGGTTGAAATATGCCAGGTCTTTTTTTCTTTATAGAACTTTTTGAGAGGAGTCTTTAACAAGGCTCTTCTCTTTATTTTTAAGGAGGCATCAGAAATGGAATACCCTTACAAGCACGTAGAATTCATGTTCTGCAAGACATGCAAATACTGGAAAACGCCACCGGATGAGGAACCCTGTAATGAGTGTCTGGATGAGCCGGTCAACCTCCATTCGTACCGGCCGGTAAATTACGAGGAAAAGGAAACGTAATCATGGAAACGGTGAACGAGCAAGGCATCGAAAATCTTATTTTTGCGATTGTCACTCAAGCGATCATCGATTACGAAAAAGCGCTGCAGCATATAGAGCTCACCCGAGGACCGGGCGGACTTGCACACGAAATGGCAAAATCCAAAGCTTTGAAGATCGAGAAGTTCTTTGAAAGCGAGTTCTGTTATCTCATGACACAAGTCGACGGCGACCAAATCATTTACGCCTGCAAACAGCGAGTAAAAGACCCGAATTACAAACCGGACGGTCGCTTTCGTCCACATTCTAATAGTAAACGCATATTGAAATAAAAAGGAGAAAAAATATGGACATGATGGAAACCATTAAAGATGCACAGAAGCTTGTTGAATCCCGCCTGATCGATCATCTGAGCGAGGAGACGATGATGGTACGTGTCGCTTGCATTCGCGGAATCATCCTTCGTTCTCTGCGAGACAACAATGCTACGGAAGCGGACATCGACTGGGAGAAGGTCAATGATATTCTTCTCTGCAACATTAACCAGTACGATTTCAACATTATCGATCCGGTAAAATCTCTCGCGGATCTGTATGATATTCAGGACCGACTCAACAGCGCGTCGCTTCTTCCCGGCCTTCCCTGGCGGCGCTGCAAGTGCAAGGACTGCAAAAAGCTTTTCTACATGGGAATCGACGAAGTGGACTTCTACCGAAGAAAGAAACTGGACACGCCCAAACGCTGCCCCGACTGCCGCAAGGCACGCAAAACCAAAAAGCCCGAATAATTAAATAAAGAAAAGGAGATCTCTTGGAAATGAAAACTCTTTGGAAAAGCATAGACCAGAAAAAAACAGAAAGAATTATTATCGCAGTTCTCGTGATATTGGTATTCACGGTGTTCTGTTGCAAGGACGTCGCAATCACTATGCGTGATAAAGCACTCACTTACAGTGAAGAAGTCCGGGCGGAGGAACAGGAAAAAATGGAAGGTGAGGTTATGGAACTGAAAGTTCGCCTTCAGCAGGAGATCTCTTCACACAAAATGGATATTCCGGAAGAGGACCTGGATGCGGCTTCGGTCGCCCGGGTCCTTTATGGTTTCCGGTACTACAATCTTTCGGACACAGCTAAGGAAGCAATCATTGATGTAATCCTCAACCGCGTTGCATGCAGCTATGGTGAATTTGGCAATGATATTCATGACGTATGCGCCAAGGAAGCACAGTGGCAGGGCTATGACGACAACGGCTGCTATATGAAAGCAGATTATGAGCTGGCTTATGCCAAACTCTATGGCAATTCCTCGATGCGAAGCATTCCAGAAAATTGCTACTGGGTCGTAGCCGAAGATGGGGTAGTCTGCGTACGGACGAGCTTCAATGTTACGAGTTCAACAAACAGCTGGAGGGTTGAATGATGGTGACCATGACGTTGATTGTTGTCTTTCTGATGCTGTGGATTCTGGATATTCTCGTAAAGGAGTGAAACATATGGCCAAATATACATACACGTATTTTACGAGACCAATAGAAACCAATTGCGGGTTTTCGGGGGTAGAATTTTGGTTTCCGGACTGGGGAGACTCATTTCCACCATGTTCCATTTTTTCAACCAATGATAAAGAAATAATGCTGCGTATACGCCATGTTCTTTTCAACCGCTGCAAATTTTTTGAAACTATGGGAATTAATTTACCGACAGCAAAAAATTATTCGCTTGCCAAATTACAATTAAATACTGCAATGCAAGCCATAACAATCGACACAGAAAGTGAGTGAAGTAATGATGCTCAGACTGTTTTGGGAAGGTCTCTGCGAAGCGACTCCTTGGGAGCAGGTTCTGGTCGGATGGGCTTTTTGTAATTTGTGTATTTGTATCCAGAAAATGTGTCAGGATGATAGAAAGGAATGAAGTGATGGCAGAATTTACTTATCCGGTCATAGTAAAGCCGATGCAAGGAAACAGTGGGGTTCTCGGTATAGAATACTGGTTCCCCGATTTTGAAGAATGCGAGCATGTCTTCTATCCGGATATTAACGACGATGGTGCTGCCACAGATATGACGGCGCATCTTTTCATGCTTTTGGCAGATAGGAACAATTCCGGTGACCGATGCCCGACACCGAAATGGTATGGTACGGGCGATTACCCGCCGAATGCGCAGTTGCGTTTTATTACCGTTAACACAAATAGTCGTTCTGGATATTTTGCAGAAAAAGGAGAAGAAAAAATGAAGCACGGTATGTTCGACGAAATGAATACAAATTACGGCACTCTGACGAACTCGTTCACGCCTGGCGCACCGGTAACATGCGGCAAGCCCATAAATGATGCGGTCAACCATCCGCAGCATTATACGCAGAGCGGGATTGAGTGCATTGATGCGATCGATTCTGTAACGAGTGGGTACGAACGTCCGAGCCATGGATATTACGTTGGTCAGGTGCTCAAGTATCTCTGGCGTGCACCGTTTAAGGGTCATTATCTGCAGGATCTGGAAAAAGCACAGTGGTATCTCAACCGACTGGTGAAAAAGGTGCAGGATGAAGTGGAATGATATTATGCAGGTGATCGTGGGCGTGCTTTTGGCGATCGTTCCAGGAGTTGTGTACCCTTATCTACGGGATTATGCCAATCAGAAGAAGCGCGAATTTCAGGAGACAAAAGATGACCGGATTTATTAATTATTTTCTGTTCTTTCTGCTGGCCTGGGTTAGCGCCATAGCAATTCGAGAGTATTTTGACCATCGGGGTGAGTGAAATGATTGTAGTTAAGATAGTTCTGATACTAATTGTCACCGGCTTGATTGTCGGTTTGACAGGCACAGTTATTACTTTCTGTATCGACAGCTTAACAAATATCGACGCGACCGATGTCATGCAAGTGTTTTTAATAATAACACTCGTCTCGCTTACGCTATTTGCGATGCTGGGTATTGTAGTAGCGGCCTTTAGCATATGGATAAATATGTAAAACTATTTTTGAAAAGGAGAACAAAAACTATGTCTATGCGTACTCACATTCGGGCGATGGCCCACGAAAAGGCGAAGCGTCGGGGCGTTCGCAAGATGAACAAGATTCGGTTCAATCCTTCTACCGGACATCGCGTGCCGAGCTGGTTCGCGGAAAACTGGGAGCGAGCTGCGGCTATGGATATTTCCGGTGGGAAGAAGCAGAAGGAAACGAAAGCGGTCAAAGCCGAGCGCCGGAGAAGGAGAGAAGCGGCATGAGTGATGAAGACGGCGCAAAAGTCGGGCTGCTCAACCGGAATCTCATCCGCATACGTGGCTATCTCAAGGATGGATATTCCATCGGGGAGATCGCGCACAAGATGAAGCTGCCAGTCAGCGAGGTCAGCAAGTACATTAAGCTGATCGAGAATAAGAAAAAGAAGGATTGATATTCCCGAACCACATTGCTATAATAGTATAAATCTATGGGAAAAGGAGTTATTCTTATGGAATTGAAATCTTTGTATTGCCCTAACTGCGGCGCTGCGGTCAAGCCGGTAGATGGTTTAGATACGTTCTATTGTCAGTATTGCGGATACCAGATCCATTTGGACGGCATGAGCGACGAAGCTTACAAAGCCCGTACGAAGGTGAAGCAGATGGAGCACGAGGAGCGCATGCAGGATAAGAAGGATGCGTACGGACGATTCAAAGGCGAAATGGAAGATAAAAGCGATAAACGAACGTGGATTTTCTGGGCTATTGGTATGGGGCTACTCATACTTGCAATAATAGCACTGTTTTATTTAGGTATGACCCTTTAATGTTCTGAGTGGGTCTCGAAATGAAAGACAATGGAAAATTGGCCAGGATCTTGGGTATAATTTCCGGCTTCCTGTTATTAACAGCATTACTTCTCGAAGAATTTCTCCTATAATTTTTAAGAAGAGAGTCTTAACCGGCTCTCTTCTTTTTGTTAAACCGCGAAAAAGATTTACTCTTTTATGGAAAGAGAGAACAGGCGATGCCTGAAGGATAAAGGATCTAAGAAATTAGATCGTCCGTGAACCTAAACGGACTTCTCTCTTTTTTTGTTTCGCGAAAAAAAATTACTCTTTTATGGAATACAGCAAAACAAATAATGGAGGAGACCATACATGAAAGTATTTTTGTACGGAATCGGAAGTGCATCGGAGGCATATAGGGTTCATTATTATCGCTGGCTCGAAGGCGAAGAGATTTCGTTTCTGAGGATCCGGGACGATGCTGAGTACATGCGGGCGAGAAACCCGAGCATTCAGCACGTTTATGCGATCTTTGACAGACGGGGTCTGCTTTGGGATTATCGAGAGGCGGTCAAGAAGAATAGTGTTGAAAGTTGGCAAATCTTTAAGTCGATACTCGAATACGAAGGTATGAAAGTGTTCTAAGTTACATAGAAAGCTGTATTCCGGAGAGAGCCGGAATAAAATTCTGACTCTCTTCTTTTTGCGATTTTGGGCGATTTCTCTGCCCACTTTTGATTTTTGAAAGTGGCCAAAAGCCCACTTTTTTCGGGAATATTTGACCAAGTGTCATTTTTGGATGGATATTCTGCCCACTTTTCTGCAACAAAAGTGGCCAAAAGCCCACTTTTAAAACAAAAGTGGCCATGAAAAAACCCTGTATTTTCAATGGTTTGCGGGCTGTTTGGCCAAATGCCCACTTTTATTTGCTATTAGCGTGAAGAAAAATAATAAATATTATATATAAATAAGGGAAAAAAGTGGGCAAATGGCCACAAAGAAAAATTAGACTTGATATCTCCTGTTCCCTGTGATATATTCACAGAGGAAAGGAGGTGCGAAAAATGTCGGAAGTATACGAAGAGATTTACCCGCAAAAATATATAGCATACGATAAATCGGTGCATGCTGTATCCACTTGGGGGCGATTACAAGACGAAGGAATACCAGAAGTGTATAAAAACGAGGACCATTTTTGTTTGGAATGCCATTCGTGTCATTGTTATATGCTCTATTATAATAACGGCGGTCGTATGGATGGATATTATGTATGCCCTACATGCGGTAAAACGGTAACCGAGTTCAGCTTGTACGCAAGCTCCGCCTCCGAGTACAATCGAAGCACAAAACGCCAAACTTTTGAAAACGATAACGACTGGGATTAAACAAAGGGGTGCCATAATTTGAAATTCATGAACTTCTTAAAAGGGGATAATCGTGAAAAGAAAAAAACCGTGACCGCAGCTGACTTATCCCTTGACGAAGACTATGATTGGTTTTGTGATTACTGCAATGCCCATTTAAATAAACAGCCGGGGTTTCATGCTGGTGGGTGCTGGCAATGTAAGGGCTGCGGTTTTTGGAACGATTGCACCGAAAAAAACATTATTGATATTTCTTCACCGTCCAATTATTTCGATGACCAGGACGAAGATCCCGATGACGATTGGATTTAAAAGTTTTTACCCGCAGCATTAGTTGAAAAAGTTGAAGCTACTGGATTTAGTGAAAAAGTGCATTAGTTAGGCGAAAGCCATTTATATATTCTCGGCGTTAGTTGACGAAGTTGAAATCAGAAAATAGTGTGAAGAGCCTGTAGAGAAATCTATGGGCTCTTTTATATTTTGTAAAATCGAATCGACCGCGAAAAAAACTGACTCTTTTATGGGGAGAAAGTAAAATATATACTTTTTCTTTTAATTTTGTCGAAGGAGATGAGGATTTGGGAAAGCTCGAAAGCGATTTTCAGGCAGAGCTGAAAAAGGAGATCGAGAAACGTTTTCCGGGGGCGGTAGTCTTTAAGATCGAAACCTACATGCAGGGCTTTCCGGATCTCGGAATTCTGTATAAAAACAAGTGGGCCATTCTGGAATGTAAGCGATCCCGAACGGCAAAGAAGCAACCCAATCAAGATTATTATGTTAGCCATCTAAATGAGATGTCGTTTTCAAGATTTATATTCCCGGAGAATAAGGAGGAAGTTTTACGTGATCTTCAACGAGCATTCGAATCTTGAGGGGCAGCACGCATTTCTCGGAGCAAGTCAATACCGCTGGCTGAACTATACGGAAGAAGATTTGCGAGGTGCATATCTTCGATCTTATGCTCAGCAGATCGGAACGATTTTGCACGAGCTGGCAAAAGATCTGATTACGAGTCGGATCAAAGTGAACAAGATGGATAAGCACCTGGTTTTACTTCCCCTGGTAAAAGCTGGTGTACCGAGAGCGGCGATCGACATGGATTGGATATTTCCCAACTTTATGGCGTATGTAAACGACGCGATCGGATTTCATATGACACCAGAAGTGGTTCTGGTGCATTCCTATAACTGTTTCGGAACGGCGGATGCTATCGCATTCCGAGACGACTTTTTACGAATACATGACTACAAGAGCGGTGTGATCCCGGCCAAGATGGAGCAGCTGGAGATCTATGCCGCTCTTTTCTGTCTGGAATACAAGAAGAAGCCTATGGATATTTCCACAGAACTGCGGATCTATCAGGGCAGCGAAGTGCTGGTGCATAATCCAGAGCCGGCGCTGATCATGGATATTTGCAACCGGATCATCCGAAACGACAACATTATCGACGAAATTAGGAGGGGTTAACTATGAATCGCGTAGCAGAAGAGATTCGGTCATATTACGGGGTCAATGATGAACCGAAAGCTCTTGCGCATTACGGAATGCCGAGACGTTCCGGACGTTATCCGTGGGGGTCCGGCGATAACCCTTACCAGCGTAGTGGTGATTGGCTCAGTCGTGTGGAAAAGATGCAGAAAGACGGAATGTCCAAAAAAGATATTATGGACGAACTTAATTTGTCGTCGACAGAATTCCGGCTTTTGGAAGCCCGAGCGAAGCATATGCGGAAACAGTACGAATATGAGCATATCAAATCGCTGAAATCCGATGGATATTCTACAGCTGAGATCGCCCGTATGACAGGAAAAAATGAGTCGTCAATCCGTTCAATTTTGGATGACAAGAATAAAGAATTGAAACTCTACAAAGCCGATCGAACAGCAGATATTCTTCGAAAAGAGCTTGAGACCAAGCAGGCTATTGATATTGGCAAGGGCGTCGAGCTCGGTTTAGGTGTTTCCCCGAGCACATTGGAAGAGGCTGTTCTGATTTTGGAAATGGAGGGTTACGGACATTATGGTGTTGGCGTGAAGAACCCTACAGACCCACGCGGCTATCAGACGAACACTGATGTTCTTGTCCGGCCGGGAGTTGAGTACCATGAATTATACGACACTCCGGAAATGATTCGAGAGGTCGGCGAATTTCATTCTACTGATAGCGGGTCTACTTGGTCTAAGCGTGAATACCCCGCAAGTATTGACTCAGACAGAGTTTATATTAAATACGGAGACCAGGGCGGTGAACAGAAAGACGGTGTGATCGAGATTCGTCCCGGTGTCGCTGATCTGAATCTCGGTAATTCGCATTACGCGCAGGTCCGCATCATGGTGGATGGTACGCATTATCTGAAAGGTATGGCGATTTATTCTGACGACATCCCGGAAGGAAAAGATATTGTGTTCAACACAAACAAAGAATCCGGAACGCCGAAGGAAAAGGTCTTTAAAAAGATTAGTGACGACCCTGAAGATCCTTTTGGTGCGTACATCAAAGCCGACGGTCAGAGCAAATACATCGGAGCAGACGGAAAAGAACACCTGTCTGCGATTAATAAGCTGAAAGAAGAAGGCGATTACGAGACCCAGAGTCGGACACTTTCATCCCAGTTTCTTTCCAAACAGCCGCTGCCATTGATCAAGAGCCAGCTGGATATTTCTTATAAAGATTATGATGCGCAGTTCAAAGAAATTGAGTCGCTTACCAATCCGGCATTGAAGCAAAAAATGTTGTTGGATTTTGGCGACGAATGCGACAGTGCTGCACAGCATATGAAGGCCGTGGCATTTCCAAGGCAGAAACAGCAGGTCATCCTGCCGGTTCCGCAGATGAAAGACAATGAAGTATACGCGCCTAACTGGAATAATGGAGAAACAGTCGCTCTGGTCCGGTATCCACATGGCGGGATATTTGAAATCCCTATTCTGACGGTCAACAACAATAACCCTGCTGCTCGGAAATATTTGGGTGACGCCGCCGACGCTATTGGCATCAATAAAACAGTCGCGGACCAGTTATCTGGTGCAGATTTTGATGGCGATACTGTTACTGTTATTCCTCTGAGTGACCGTGTGCGTATTAACGCTGCGAAGCCGTTAGACGGATTAAAGGGATTTGACCCTAAAACAGAATATTTCGTTCCTGAAGAGAAACGGCAGTCAAAAGAAAACCCAAAAGGGATTCCGATGATGAGCAAAGCCTATACTCAGAAGCAGATGGGCCAGGTATCGAACCTTATCACAGACATGACACTGCAGGGCGCGAGCATGGACGAGATTGAACGGGCCGTCAAGCACAGCATGGTTGTTATTGACGCAAATAAGCACAATCTTAATTATAAGAAGTCTGAATTAGACAATGATATTCAGTCGCTTCGTATCCTGTATCAGCCTAAGGTCGACGAAAATGGTAATTTGGTGCTGGACAAGAACGGCAACCCAAAGGCGGGCGGTGCTAAGACATTGATATCCCGTCGCAAGCAAACGATTGATGTCCCGGAACGAAAAGGCAGCGCACAGATCGACCCCAAAACCGGTGAAATTAGTTGGCATGAAACGAAGAGAACGTACGTTGACCCGAAAACCGGTGAGGTTCGTCGAGCGATGGATAAAGCCAGTCTAATAAAAGAGACTAAAGATCTTCGAACGCTATCCTCGGGGACCACGCAGGAAAATCTTTACGCAGACTATGGGAATCAGCTGAAAGATTTAGCGAATCGGGCGAGAGCAGAAGCTAAAAACACACCCAATATGCAATATAATCCTGATGCAAAAATCGCATATGGGCGCGAAGTGGCGGATCTGAATGAAAAAGTGAAGGCCGCGAGGGAGAATAAACCCAAAGAGCGCCGGGCATTAACACTGGCTTTAGGAAGGATAAATGCCCGTATACAGGGGTATCCGGAGCTAAGGCTCGACGAAAACGCTAAACTGCTTCGAAAAATTAAACAGACGGAACTGGAAAATGCTCGTGCAGAAGTAGGGGCGAAGGGAAAAGCCGTACAAATCCACCTCACCGATAGGGAGTGGGAAGCCATCCAGGCCGGCGCAGTATCCCATAGTAAGGCAAAAGAGATCTTTCAGTATTGTGATCAGGACGAGCTGCGCCAGAGAGCCTTACCAAAAAGTAGTACGGTTCTTTCTTCGGCGAAAATCGGGAAGATTCAGTCACTTGCTGCGTCTGGGAACTACACTCGAGCCGAAATTGCAGATCTAATGGGCGTTTCAGTATCTACTGTTTCGTCTTACTTGGCTGCTTAATTACACTCGATTAGTTGAAAGGAGGAATAAATAACGTATTATGGCGCTTTTTGCGATCACTACAATCGACAATCCTTATGATCCAATAGACGATTTCAATTCTTGGTATCGTTTCGACATGGACAAAGGTTACAATTCTTGTGCTTTGTTAGATCGATTTGCACTTACATCAGATCAGCTTACTGATGAAGAGAATCAGAGAGAAATCGAGCGAGCAATTGACGAAATAATTAAGTACGACGTCCTTAACATTTACAAAAAAGTAAAAAAGGAAGAATAAAATGGCTAAAAAGACTGGGATACGGGGCAACATTGTCTCGTATGGATAGGGAGGGGGTCAAGATAACCATACCCCCCTCTGCATCGCGCCGGTCTTTGAAAATTCTCCGGGGGAAATTTTTGATATTTGGTTTCCTAATCTTTTTAACGCGGGTTGCGTTTTAGGATAGATGGTAAGTCATTTCACAAAAATTTTAGGAGGTTATATTCATGAAGACGATCGAATGTCTATCAGAGCTAATCGAGGACGAGTTGTCCGATGCTGAAAAGTATGTTGAGTTAGCACTCAAGTATGAGGATGAAGACAAAGAGACGGCAAAGTTATTCTACGATCTATCAAACGAAGAGATGAAACACATGCAGCGGCTTCATGACCGTGTTGCGGCAATCATTTCCAACTATCGGTCAAAGAATGGCGAGCCGCCAGAATCGATGCTTGCAGTTTATAACTACCTCCACAAGAAACAGATAGAGAGAGCCAAGGAGGTAAAGATTCTTCAAGACATGTTCGGGTGATAATTATGGCTACAAATATGGAGCAGTTAATTACTCAGACCCTGAACAGAGTTTCGGAGAAAGGCGAAGTTACTTCCGCCGATCTATTTGTGCTCCGATATTGCCAACAGGCAGAAGCTCGGAGGAACAAAACGCCAGCCTATAAGCAAATCCTAAATGGTGTTGGGGATGTTGTTGGAATCGTCCGCACATTTTTGGGAGGAGGTGAGTAAGCATGGCTAACGGATACCCTATGATGAACTATGGCCGCCCGTATCCTAAAACCCCGGAGCAACTTCAAAATGAAATGCAGGCGTCCATAGATCAGTATCAGAACATGTTCCAGGCATACCAGATGGTTCCACAAACGCAACGCCCACCCACTCGACGAGGCGGGGAGTATTTCGAAGTCGCAGATGCGCATGAAATGGAAGAGGCCCCAACCCGGTTAGACGGGACAGCGGCACTTTTCTTCGATTTCAAGAACCGAGTGTTTTGGTCAAAGAAATACGTGAACGGCGGGCATTCAATTCAGACCTATCGTTTCGAACCGATTCTTTCCAACAGTCTAACCGCGGAGGAAGATGTTGATTATACAAAAGAATTGGAAGAGAAACCCAAGGAAAACAATAACGATTCTATGGAAGAGATCAAAGAATTATTATTGAAACTTGTAGAAAGGGATGAACAACGTGGATCTAAACGGAATACTAAACCTTCTGGACGCGATAGCGAATCCGCAGGAGCTTCAGGGGAAGGCACTTAATGCGTTAGCCCAGAAGAATCCCCAAACGGCTTCTGAAATCGCGCGGTTAATCAAAAGTGGAGCGAACCCATCCGAAGCAATTGCGAAATATGCTCGTGAAGGAAAGATCAATGCTGAACAGCTTGATAAGCTCCGCTCTGTCTACAACATGTTAAAGAAAAGGGGATTAAAAAAGTTTTCCATACCAGACAGCGTATGGGAAGAAGCAAAACGAGCTATGACGTGTAACACGCCCGAACAAAATTGGTTTTAACTGACAGGGTGCGCAACTGTTAGTTGAAATAATTTTTTATTAGGAGGGCTTACACATGGCAGACATGACCGAACTGATGCAGTACAAAATGCTGGAGGACGACAACAAAGGCGGAGGTTGGGGCGCCGGAGCTTTTCTCTGGGTCATCCTGATTTTCCTGTTCTTCCTTGCGTTCAGCGGCAACGGGCTCTTTGGTCGTAGAGGTGACGGTGCTATGGCGGTTACTCAGGATCTTTCTCAGGTCGAACGTGATGTTCTTACGGGCAACTGCGGAACACAGAAGGAGATTCTTCAGAACCGCTACGAGAATCAGCTGGCTTTCTCTGCTCTGGGGACCCAGATGCAGACGTGCTGCTGCGATCTCAAGACAACCATTATCGAACAGAACCAGATCACCCGAGACCTCATTCAGTCGCAGTACATTGACGAGCTCCGTACGTCCCTCAGCGACGCGAAGACTGCACTCAGCAATTACAACCAGAACCAGTATATTCTGGGACAACTCGGTCAGTGGTACTCCCACCCCAGCGTAAACCCCAACACCTGCTATAACAACTGCGGTTGCAATAACGGGTGCGGTTGCGGTTAACACCGTCTGTCAGAAGCTCTAACAGTTATGCTACCTCTGGGTTTAACAACCCGGAGTTTTTCATTTTATGGAGGGGATTTCAAAATGGCATGTTCCAACAACCGTTATCGAAAATCTTCGGCGGTTGCCATTAACTCTGCGTCTCAGGCTTTCGTAGCAGCCGGAACCACACTTCAGCCCGGCTCGGCAGTGTCCGTAACCGGATGTTCCTTGTCGGTTGCCAATTCCGGTATTCAGGTAAATTCTGATGGTCTTTATCAGATCGAAGCAGCCGTGACCTTCACGCCTTCTGCTGCGGGCGTAGCCATCGTACAGATTTACAAAGATGGAGTCCTACTTCCTTGCACAACCCGTCAGCTGACTGTGGCGGCGGATTCTGTGTATACTATCAGCACGTGCGCCCCTGCGATTTGCGCCGCTTCCTGCGCTATGGTTCGGCCGGTGTTTACCACTCAGATCAGTGGTGTCGCAGGCACAGTCAATTACACTTGCATGAGCGGAGTTAAACTCGCTTAATCCCAGAGAGAGGAGGTACAACTTTGGGTAAGCGTATAACGCCCGTCGACACAACGAAAAAAGTCGCACGACGTCCGGCTATAACACCGGAGGCGCGAGAGAATCAAATGATTGCTTTAGCTGTCGACCTGGCGGAAAGACAATTACTTGAAGGGACTGCCTCCTCTCAAGTTATTACACATTATCTGAAACTCGGTTCAACGAAAGAACGGATCGAGAAGGAAATTTTGGAAAAGCAAAAAGAATTGATCACAGCAAAGACTGAAGCGCTGAATTCTCAGAAGCGTTCAGAAGAACTGTATGAGAAGGCAGTCCGCGCATTTGCTGTGTATAGTGGTAATGCATCGAAGAGGGCAGAAGAAGATGACGAGGACATATTCTGAGTTAGTTTCTATTCCTTCTTTTGAAGAACGTTACCAGTATCTTCGATTACTCGGGGCAGTAGGGGATGAGACATTCGGATTTGATCGAATTTTCAATCAGATGTTTTATCGGTCTGGGGAATGGAAACGAGTACGAAAACAAATCATACTTCGCGACAATGGATGTGATTTAGCATTTCCGGGTCGAGAAATTCGGTACGAACCGATCATTATTCATCACCTGAATCCCATAACCATAGATGATATTCAGGAAAAAACGGACTATCTGTTAAATCCAGAATATTTGATCTGTTGCAGAGATAAAACGCACAGAGCGATCCATTATGGAGATGAGTCTCTTTTAAATCTTAACACGGTCGAGCGACGACCGAATGACACTTGTCCCTGGAGGTGATGATATTTGGACGACAGCATTTTAGATTCAATTAAAAAAATACTTGGCATGCCACCGGATTATGACGAATTTGACACAGATCTGGTGATCCATATTAATTCCGTCTTCGGGATTTTGGCTCAGCTTGGGGTCGGCCCTGCAGGCGGCTTTTCTATCTCTGACAACACGACTTTATGGAAAGCCTACTTAGGCGATTCGAAAGATTTAGAAATGGTGAAAAGCTATATGGCGTTGAAAGTTCGGATGGTCTTCGACCCGCCAACGATCGGCGCAGTTATGGACGCCGCGAAGGAACAGATTCGTGAGTATGAATGGAGACTGAATGTTCAGGTAGATCATTGAAAAAGGAGGTGATTTCATGGCCAATCAGATTTCACAGGGCGATCAGTATCATATTTCTATGGCAATCAAGTTTAACGGTGAAACCATAGACATGAGCAAAGTCGAAAAAGTAGAGATTACATTGCACAACAAGACGAAGCTTTATCCCGAAGAAATTACCTATTCAGATGGGGTATTTCTCTATCCAGTTACACAGGAAGAGACATTTTCTCTACCGCGAATTGTCGAAGCGCAGGTACGGGTGAAGTTTAAAAACACGGACGTTTTTACAAGTCCTACGGAACAGATTGATGTCATCAGATCGCTTTCGAAGGAGATTTTATGAATGGTCTTGTTACGTTCGAGATCAGGACACCCAGAATAACCTTCGATGTACTGCCTACTCCAACATTAGAATTTACTATTCAGGCGGCATTCGTTGAGGGTGCCGGAAAAGATTATACCGGCCCATACGAAGTAACCCCGCAACTTTACAAAAACATCCTCCTTCCCACAAAAGGCACAATGCCTAAGGAGGATATTACCGTGTTAAAAGTACCGCAATATGAAGTCGCCAATACGGCTGGCGGAACGACTTTAATTTTAGGAGGAGAATAATATGCCTGTTCAACCCGAAGTAAAATTCATTAACAAACTGGTTCTTGGTGAAGAGGTTAAATTCGATTTAACGCAGGATGATATTACGCCTGACAAACTGGCGAAGGGTATTAAAGCCCATGATAAATCCGGTGCGCCGATCGTTGGTACCAACACGTACGATGCTGATACCAGCGACGCGACAGCAACTGCTGCCGAAATCCTCAGCGGCAAGACCGCATACAAAGCCGGTTCCAAGATTACCGGCACGATGCCCAACCAGGGGGCTAAAACACTCAACATCGCAGATAAGGCTACTCCGGTAACCATCCCGATGGGTTTTCACGACGGTGGCGGTCAGGCGCAGATTGACGCAACGGAAGCTGCAAAGATTATCCCAGGTAACATCCGTGATGGTATCACCTTACTCGGCGTGACCGGCACTATGTCCGGCACGGAGGGCGCGAAACCGCAGGCCAAAACCGTTACGCCGACATTCGAGGCACAGGAGATTGTCCCGGATAGCCCTGAGTACAACTATCTTTCGTCAGTCACGGTCGCCGCGATTCCCGTAAGTCAGACTGATAATTCTGCTGGAGGCCAGACGCTGAAGATCGGAGTGTAAGACCATGGCGGTAAATAAAGTGGATCTTAACGGGGAGACAGTGTTTGACTTAACCGCCGACACCATAACCCCTGAAGCATTGGATGTTGGGGTTACTGCCCACGATGCCCGGGGGATTAGAATTGTCGGAACACGCGCTCCAAGCGCAACATGGTACGAAGGCACAGACGCGCCGGCGGATACACTTGGAAATGACGAGGATCTTTACTTGCAGAACCCACCGGAGGTGTAACGCATGGGAACATTTAGTAAAGTAGAACCGACAAATGTAGTGGGTTGGAGTAAGGAAGTATCCGGCGAAATGGTCAATATGTACAGCTACGGGAAATACGGTTACAGCTATTATTCCCAATGCGCCGTTACTCGCCTTACTGATAATTCCATATGTGCCCGAATTAAGATGTGGTCCAAGGCATTCTCAGACTGGAATCCGGCGAACAAAACATCGTACCGCCCATGGGGCAATAATGGCGAAGCAAACGAATTCGGCCCGGAAGAAGTGTATATTTATGGTAGTAGTTTTTATATAGCGGATACCTATTATTACACGCTTCCTGCATCGTATAAGGGTAAGACGGTGACTGTCGGGATGACCAGCGGGAATAGACCGACTACAGCGAGCAGCCCTGTCACGCTCGCGGTGCCGGAACCGGTTGGAAACATGCTGTATCTAAACATCGATGGTGTCTGGCGTCAAGTGGAGCTGCATTGTAATACTGCAGACATATGGAAAGAAGCATTCGGATATGCCAATATTAACGGCATATGGAAATAGGAGTGTAAAACATGGGGACATTTAGCACAGTAGAGCCGACGAATATAACGGGCTGGAGTGAAGAAGTATCTGGCGAATGGGTCAATATGTACAACAAAGGGAAATACGGTTATTCCTATATGGCTCAATGCGCCGTGACCCGCCTTACCGACAATTCCATATGCGTCCGAATCAAGATGTGGTCTAAGGCAATCATGGGCTGGGGCGGAGGTAATAATGCTGCGTATCTTCCATGGGGAAACAATGGCACAGCAAATGAATTCGGCCCGACAGAAACATACGCCTATGGTAGTGATGCATATGTAGCGGCAACATATTACTATACACTTCCTGCATCATATACCGGCACAACAGTAACCGCTGGGATGACCTGTAGCCGTAAACCAACCTCGGCGAACAGCCCAGTCACTCTTACTGTGCCAGCGGCAATAATCACCCGAGCCCTTTGGAAGAAAAAGAACGGTACATGGGTGAAGATTGCGAATTTAACTTAAAGGGAGGAAAAGAATGAACGGTTTTGATATTTCCAGCCATCAGACTGGGATCGATCTGAGTAAAATCGATTGTGATTTCATTATTACAAAGGCGACGGAAGGGTATTACTATACGAATCCGGATTTCGTTCGCTCGTTTGAGCAGGGGATTGCTACTGGGAAGCGAATGGGCATCTACCATTATGCTAATGGTACGGATCCCGTCAGAGAAGCGAAGTTCTTTCTGAAGAAGATTGAACCCTATCTGGGGAAGGCGATTCTGTGTCTCGACTGGGAACGCAGCAACAATCGAAGCTATGGTTATAACGATGCCGATTGGTGTATGCGTTTCATGGACTACGTGTACGATACAGTGGGCATTAAGATGTTCCTTTATATTTCTGCCGGCCTCAGACATAAGTTCCAGAAAGTGCTCGACAAATACTATTTCTGGGCAGCTCAGTATGCTGATTTTTCGCCGGTGTACAAATTCCAGGAGCATCCTTGGAATGAAGGAGCGTACGAGTGCGAAATTCGTCAGTATACCTCCTGCTTCTGGATGCCGGGTATTTGGCGTTCTCGCCTGGATACGAATAAGGCATATATTACCCCGGAGCAGTGGGATGCGATGGCTGCACTTCCTGCAGAGGTGCCCGATGATCCGGCGGAATCGAAATACACTACAGATGAGCTTGCACAGCAGGTTCTGAATGGCAAGTGGGGAAATGGCAGCGAGCGTCGCCGTCTGCTTGAAGAGGCCGGGTATAATTACGAAGAGGTTCAGGCGCGAGTAAACGCGATCCTGGCGGACGAAAACATTACTCGACTGGCCAGAGAAGTCATTGCCGGAAAATATGGAAATGGCAACGAACGGCGTGAAAAGCTTGGCGAGATGTACCTGCCGGTGCAGAAACGCGTGAACCAGCTGCTCGGATACAGGTGTTAAACGGAAAAAGAAATTAATACATACAATGTAGCAATTTATGGGGTTAAGATATTTAACCCCTTTGAACGACGTTCGAAATCTGATGGGGGAAGCAGACTCGTCTCTTTTCATCTCCTTTCAGACGAATCTGTATCAGATCGCCTCGGACGTCCTTCAAGGGGGTTAATTTTTTACCTAAGGAGGTTGACATAATATGGGCAAGAATTATTACTCGATGTACGATAAGGGGAAGCCCGCTGTTGAAAAAGAGCCCGTCGTCGAGCAGGAGCCTGTCATACAAGAAGATAAGCCGTCCGCAATGAAGAAGGCACAGGTCGTTGACTGTGTCTGTCTCAACATTCGAGCGATGCCGGATATGCAGGCGAAGATCCTGTTTGTGGTGAATGCCGGGACGGAAATCGTGGTCGACGAAAAGTCCCCGGATAAGAGTTGGTGCGGTGTGACGCTGCCGAACGGACAGGAAGGCTATGCTATGCGGAAGTTTCTGAAGATTCTGTAATCGGAGGAAATTCAAAATGGAATATGTGTTTTACCATTCTTCAGAATTATACCATTATGGCGTAAAAGGAATGAAATGGGGTGTACGAAAGAAATCCCGTTCTGCGAACATACAATACAGCTATAAAACTCCGGATCAGGTTCGTCGTCCTCGGTTGCCGAAGCAAGAATATGCCCATGTTCTCAGCGAAGTGGCTACACATATAACCGAAGAACAACGTAACCTTCGCGTGTTCACAAGAAATATTGGAAAGAATGTTTACACTATTCTTAATAATTTTGATAACACTTATGATATACTTGGTAAAAAAGCCATTCGCAAAGACTATTCCAATTTGTATAAGAGGTCGAAAAAATGATGGAATATTCGAATATTAGTAAGGCGTTATGTAAAAAGCTGATTGCCCTATGCGACGACCAAGAGTATGTATGCGGGATCTTAAACGAGCTCGAAACTGACGACAACATGCAAAAGCTCTTAGATTTCATTGACTATGGAAATACTGTTACGCCCGAAAGTGTATGCCTTTATGCGTTAGAAATTATTAATTAGTTTTTGGCCTCTTCTTCGAAGGGGCCCTTTTTTACTTAAAGGGAGGCATTAATGTTATCAAATACGGCCACGCCGATATACTACGGCCGTTTTAGAGAGGCCGTAATTCGAGGCGAAATCCCGGTCTGCAAAGAGATCTCAATGGAGATGAACCGTATTGACGAGCTCATTGCCAACCCAGGAATCTACTACGACGACGAAGCCATTAATGGGTTTGTGTCGTTCTGCGAAAATGAACTGACTCTTACAGACGGGTCGCCCCTGCATCTTCTGGACAGCTTCAAGCTGTGGGCAGAGCAGATCTTCGGCTGGTACTACTTCGTCGAACGGAGTATTTATGAGCCGGACCCGAGCGGTCATGGCGGACAGTATGTCCGAAAGCGGATCAAAAAACGACTGATCACCAAGCAGTATCTGATCGTCGCCCGAGGCGCGGCGAAGTCTATGTATGCTTCCTGTATTCAGAATTACGGGTTAAACGTTGACACATCAACGACGCATCAGGTCACGACCGCGCCGACGATGGCGCAGGCGGAAGAAGTCATGTCACCGATCCGAACGGCGATCACCCGAGCGAGAGGGCCATATTTCCAGTTCCTCACGGAAGGTAGCATGCAGAATACAACCGGCAATAAAGCCAATCGTGTGAAGCTCGCCTCAACAAAGAAAGGAATTCAGAATTTCCTTACCGGATCGCTGCTTGAAGTTCGCCCCATGTCAGTTGACAAATTGCAGGGTCTTCGCGTGAAGTATGCAACCGTAGACGAATGGCTATCCGGCGATATCCGTGAAGATGTTATCGGCACATTGGAACAGGGCGCAGCGAAAGAGCAAAGCGGCGGCTCCAACGACGACTATCTGATCGTCGCCATCAGTTCAGAGGGCACAGTCCGTAATGGCGCCGGTGATACAATCAAAATGGAATTGATGGACATCTTACGTGGTGACTACATCAACCCACACGTGTCCATCTGGTATTACAAACTCGATTCTATCGATGAGGTCGCCCGCCCAGAAATGTGGGTCAAGGCGAATCCGAATATTGGCAAGACGGTTTCTTATGAAACGTATCAACTCGACGTGGAGCGCGCAGAAAAAGCGCCTGCTGCAAGGAATGATATTTTGGCGAAGCGTTTCGGTATCCCAATGGAGGGCTACACCTACTACTTTACCTACGAAGAAACCGTTCCGTTCGAGAAGCGGGAATACTGGCAGATGCCGTGTAGCATGGGCATTGACCTTTCGCGGGGCGATGACTTCTGTGCCTTCACGTTTATGTTCCCATTAGGAAATGGGTGCTTTGGTATTAAAACACGAAACTACATCAGCTCACTTACTCTGATGAAGCTCTCTGCAGCTATGCGGGTAAAGTACGACGAGTTCATTCAAGAGGGGAGTTTGATCGTGCTGAATGGAAACATTCTCGATTTGAACGACGTATACGATGATCTGGACCAATACATCATCGACCAGAATTACGATGTTCGATGCGTTGGATATGACCCCTACAATGCTAAAGACTTTATTGAGCGTTGGACGCGGGAGAATGGTCCGTTCGGCGTTGTGAAGGTTATTCAGGGTGCTAAGACAGAGTCTGTTCCTCTCGGTGAATTAAAGAAACTTTCGGAGGAGCGAATGCTTCGTTTCGATGAAGCACTCATGTCGTTTTCCATGGGCAACTCTATCACGATCCAGGACACCAATGGAAACCGGAAACTTTTAAAACGGCGTCGTGAAGAGAAAATTGATGCAGTGGCAGCCATGATGGATGCTTTTATTGCGTATAAGTCTAACCACGATGCATTCGAATAAAGGGAGGGCGAAATAATGGTTTATTACCATTCTTCTGAACTATACCACCATGGCATTCTCGGAATGAAATGGGGTGTACGTCGGTACCAGAATAAGGACGGTTCGTATACAGCAGAAGGAAAACTTCGTCGTGGAAAGAACTCAAATGAGGACTGGTATGCGCCGGCTTATAAAACTAAGAAAAAGAAGTCTACGACAGAAAAAATTCAAACTGCAAAGAGTGTTGTTGATTTAGGAAAAAAAAGCGTTGGATTAGTCGAATCAGCGCGCCCGAAAAGTCACAACCCGCCTCGTATGGATTTGTCTAATATGACGGATCAAGAACTAATCAAAGCGATCAATCGCGAAAATCTTGAATTAAATTATAACCGCCTTTTCAATAAGCCAACCGTTTCAAAGGGAGAACAGTATGTAAACGACATTCTCAAAGTCTCTGGAACGATATTGGCAACTGCTGGATCGGCTTTGTCGATTGCACTGGCTATCCAGCAATTACGAGGCGGAAAGTAAAGGGAGGGCAAAGTAATGGTTTATTACCATTCCTCTGAACTGTATCACCATGGAATTCTCGGAATGAAATGGGGTGTACGTCGGTATCAGAATAAAGATGGAAGTTTAACCGCTGCTGGACAGAAACGATACGCAAAAGAAGAGTATAAGAATAACAAGAAAATTGCGAAAGAAAAGTTTAGAGCAGCAAAGGAAAGCGCTAACCGGCAGTATGAAGCTGACACAGTCGAAAAGAGGAAAGCGCTTGATGAAGAAAAAGAACGATTCGAGAAAAAGAATGCTGAGACGAATCGTCATTATGAACGGAAAATTAGAGCGCAGGAGAACATCCGCAACAAAGCCAAAGAAGAGATGGATTTCTGGGAAGATCCTGACAGCTATTTTTATCAAGAAAACAGAGAAAAATACGTTAATGCGAACACTAAGATTTCAGAATTGAAAACCAGTAAAACGTATGAAGAATATACAAATCGTCTTTTGTATAATTCCGCGGTTGTCAAAATTAATGAGCTATATGCAGGAAAAGTTCGCGATGCTGAAACTCGAAAGTATTC